CTCTGAGTAATACAGATGTCAATCCCGGCCCCCCGGCCCTTCTTTGGTCAACCCACCAGTATAACACAGGCCTATGCTCGTGTCAACACCTAAGATTGGTACTAATACCATTGACACACCAAAGGATCTATGGTAGGCCTCGGGCCTTGAGTACTAACACAAGACAACATATGATGTCAAGGGTAAACATTGGTAATATTCACGGGGTGCCCGAGTGTAACACAAGACAACATGAGATGTCAATGTGAATAGTACCAGAGTTTACAATTGACAAAGAGTGTGAACCAGTGTAGGACCCTCAGGCACAACACAAGCATACAACAGGCTAGGTTGTCAAGTGAATTAGGTTGTGACTTAATACCATAGACAACACGGGCATACTATGGTAGGACATTAGGATAAAATAAAGCTTGACAGTCTTAGCGATACTATGGTAGGACATTAGGTAAAATAAAGCTACAAATACTATGGTAGGACATTGGTAAAATAAAGCTTGACACCTGACGCCTAGTGTGTTATTCGCGCGCGTTCCTCTTTATATGACTAGCGCCACCATGTGATACCTAGACACTGAGGCCACCTGAGAATTGGTAATATTACCATTCTTAGGGGTTGCTCTGGGATCTTGTTTGTAGCATTATAATCACATGGCAACGGGGGAGACATGAGCCACCCTCAGGAGAGCACAGTATGTATAAGCTTCAATATCGTTATAAGAAAGTAAATAGCAGGTGGTCACGATGGTCTAATGAGTCTAGCCACGAATGTCAGTGGGAAGCCATCAAAGCATTAGGTGAGCACGTAGGACGATTTGAGGTGTTCAGCTGTAGAGTAATAAACGAGGCTAACAAAACATTAGCAGAATATAATTTTAAGACGGAGGCCTGAGGCCATGGCAATTCATAAAGACTACAGTGTATACGTTGGGACTGACCGTGTTTACTTTGAGCACATCATCAAGGGTGAGGATGACGCCATATGCGTCTACGTTATGCAGGGGACTATCTGCTATGATTACGACATGTCCTTCTGTATGATCCCAGAGGCCAGAGAGTGGCTTGACGCTAACGGGTACGACACCAGCGATATATTAGGTTAAACATGAGTAGGGCCTTCGGGCCCTTTGGATAGCTAACAGAGGAGGCCTGAGGCCATGAGCGATACAGTTTACGAAGTAGAAAATGAAGAATCAGGGTTGATTGCGCAGGTAATCACGTGGCCTACTGTAACAAGTGCCTACCGCGTGGTAATTCACGATGTGGACGCAGGTGAGAGAGTGCCTGATTTGCACAAGTCCTTTAAGCACCTTAGCGACGCTGAGGCCTACGCTGATACTTGTGTCGACTGGGGCGTAGAAATCTAACAGAGGAGGCCTGAGGCCATGAAGAAAGATTACATTTGTGTTATGGGCAGGGTGACAGACTCTGGTGATCCTTGGGGTATGATCGTAGGTATCCCCATTGATCCAGAGGATGACAAGGGTATCAATAAGGCCTTCCAGAAGGCTAGGGATTATATTGAGGAGCACTGGCCTGTATGGCGAGAGCGTTACGAGTACTCTATAGACGGCAAACGATTCTAGGGGGTTGCGTTAGTGGTAGGCCTAGGGTATTCTAGCGCCAGCTTAGGTTGGCTCTAGTACTGGGTCTACTGCTAAACCAACACTACAACATAGGGAGGCCTCAGGCCATGGCGATTATTATATCAGTGAAGTACAGCAACTACAGGTACAGGGCGACCATGAGCGACACGTTTAACGCTCAGTTATTCAGAGGCCAATCAAACTCATGTGAGGACTCACCCAGCGATTACGACATCGTAGGCTACAGTACCGCATACGCTGAGTTAAACGCGGCATTTCGTGCACTACGTAAGTGGGTTGATACGACTGAGTTAGAGGAGGGTAAGTACCCTGTAATCCGCTGGGCTCTGGAATACGTAGGGCAGGATCACAAAGGTACGGGCATTGTACGTGCTAAGCCAATTTATTCAGAGGAGGCCTGAGGCCATGAAATTTGCAGAAATTAAGCGTTTAATCGCTAACCCAAACGATCACAAGTTTTTTAGTAAAACCTATGCCATTGGTAACGAGTACGGTATACTTGCGATTACCTACGCGGACTGCGCACAAGAGGCCTTGGATGAAGCTCTTGATGCCGGTAGACTAGACGGCGATCTCATGTCGCCAGAGGATTATGAAGAAGCAGTGGCAAACGGATGGCACGATAGTTATATGCTACTGGGCAACGCTAGTGAGCCGGTATGGTCACAGTATTTAACTGTTAATGAGATTACTAGGGGGTGATACCATGAGTAACTATCAATCAGCGGTGAGGCGTATACAGTCAGCGGACAACCTAGGCAAACTGGAGCGCCTAGAGCGTAGTCTAGATAACTTGTATAATTTGGGGTTGCTCACTGTCTCAGAGTTTGTTAAACTGGACTGTTTATTAATGGATCAATACTGTATACTAGAGGAGGCCTGAGGCTATGGGATATGATGTTTTTGCACTAGCGACTGAGGTTACGCGGACTAAGGCTGAATGGGATAAACTAGACGCCACAGCGTTGGATATGATAATGAACGATGCGGACTATGGTAAAACGTGGAAGCACATTCAGGCATCAGAGCGACACGCATTCAGACAGTATCAGAGTGCACTTGACAATTTACGATGGGTGAGCTACCTTGAACGCTCTAAGACAGAGGAGGCCTGAGGCCATGCAAAAGATTATAGGTAAATACTATGCTGAATACGATCACGAAACTAGACTGTGGTCTATCCTGAGGCGTGAGGTAGGCCAACCGTTTATTAGGTATCCTGTACTGGTAAAGATTTGGTTCCCCCGTTGGGTATCCAGCGCTTTATTAAACAGAGGCCTGAGGCTATGAATATAGAAAATGAGATGGTAGCAGCATTAGTTTTTGTTATAGCGTTTACTGGTGCACTGTTACTATGGGAGTGTCTGTTATGAGCCTACAGGATTACATGTGGCTTTGGATCATAGGATCACTTATAGCGGTATTTTGGATAACGATGAATGAGGAGGCCTGAGGCCATGATTATATGCTACACTACTGATTCAGACTTTTACGATGGTATTGCGGCACTGGTAGAGCGTGGGTTATCCTTTGCAGCTGATGCTCAGGACTTAAGCATAGTTTTAACAGGGGGATACTAGGCCATGAATAGATACGGACTGCATGAGACCCCAGTGCAATTAGACTGTGATTGGGCTACTATAGACGCTGTGATACACTGGGAATTGACTTGCGACGACTTCAGGGATGTGTTTGAGATCCTTAAGGTTAGCATTGGCTCGCAGGACTTGCGCGAAGGATGGAATATAGATTATTTCGAGGGTATCATTCAAGATGAGATTGATAACGGGGATACTTAATTATGATGTGTGAATATTGCAACGAGACTGTACACCACGAGTATGATATGGTGATCGATGAGTACGACATGTGTTATCATGTTTGGTGCTACGAACGTATAGAGGAGAAAAACAAATGATCTATGAATTATATGCTTATAAAACCGACCTTGAATGGTGGGAGCAAAACGGAATAGACCATTGGAATACGTGCGGATCTGGTACACCATGCGTTGATACAGAGGAGGCCATGCAGGAATGGATTGATAACGTACAGGCTGTAATGGATGCGGCTGAATTGATAGTCACAGACTTTAGATGTCTAGCCCTGCACCAGTACGAACCAGATACAGAAGCCTACGCAAAGATACATGAAGCATTGGCGTTATTGGAGGGTCACGAGTGAACATATTTTATTTAGACCGTGACCCACACGAAGCCGCGAGGCTACAGTGTGACCGACACGTGGTAAAGATGATACTGGAGACTGCTCAGTTACTCAGTACTGCCCACCACGAGTTAGACGGGGAGTCACCAGCGTACAAGGCCACACATAAGAATCACCCTTCAGCGGTCTGGGTGCGGTCTAGTGCTAACGCTTACGTCTGGGCATGGCACCACCTAAAAGCCCTTGGGAGCGAGTATGAGCGACGTTATCAAAAGGTACACAAGACTATACGTGAACACTTAGAAGCTCTCTGTGGGCTTCCTGTGGCCTTACAGAGCGATGTGTCACCCTTTGTAGACCCTCCTCAGTGTATGCCTGACGAATGCAAGAGGGTTGACCCTGTACTAGGTTATCAGGTATACTATAACTTTAAGGCTGATGATTGGGACGCTAGGGGCATCCCTATGAAATGGTACGGACAGGAGGCAGTGTGATATGTATAAAGTATTAGGGGTAATGTTTGCAATTGTCACTGCGCCTCTGTGGGTGCCTTTGGCTGTGTACATAGCACTGACCTATCACTGGACTGATACAGTACCCTCGGAGGATGAATAATGGAACCAGACTTAACACAAGAGCAGATGATACAGGATTTATCAGAGTTTGAGCTTAACTTTATAGACTTTGCAACGGTGGTCTCTATGGCTAGGACTGTGATACGACAGAAGTACAGGGACATGAGCTATAATGAGCTTATGAATTCTTACGACAAGATATTTGGAGAAGATTATGAGGTGTAAGGCTTGCGATGTAATACTAGATGATATTGAGTCAGTTAAGAAGGATTCCAGAGGGTTACACTACGATATGTGTACAGAATGTTTGACAGTTTCTATTGCTACTCACTGGGAGCTAGAGAATACCGAGTCAAGCACTGATGATGGTATTATTTTACAAGATGATGTCTTGCAATTACAGGAAAACTATGATACAATAATACATAGTATTACAAAGGAATGACTAAAGAATGCTTTTGTATATCATAGGAGCCTTTGTTATATCTTTTGTATTCTTTTATTATGTCTATAGAAGATAAATAGAGTATTACTACATTAGTCTACTGTAGTACTACATTAGTACTAAATTAGAGAGGAGGGTTGCAAACGGTAAAAGAGTGTGTTATACTAAAGGTGTACTTACGGGTACTCAATTTAACAAACGGAGATTGAATCCATGGCTAGTCAAGTTATCGAAGGAACAGTAAACTTTAGCAACGTCACGCAACACGATGTGTACAACGGGCAGTCCACAGGTGCCTTTAGTCTGACCATTACGATGTCAGAGGAGGACGCTAGTACACTCTCAGCGGACGGTGTAAAGATCAAGGAATACGAAGGATCTAAACAGCGTAAGTTTAAGTCTAAGTACGATATTGTACGGGTAGACGCTGATGGTAATCGTTTTGAGGGTGAGATCCCTTATAACTCTAAGGTACGTCTTAAGTACAAGTCTGGTCCTGCTCACCCTGTACACGGTACGCCTACGTATCTAGAGGCTGTAAAGGTACTAGAGCTGCCTGAGATGGAAGAAGGAGCTACAGACTTCTAATGAGTGACGGATTCTTATACCACGAGGAATGTCCAAAGTGTGGTAGTAAGGATAACTTGGCGGTCTACTCTAACGGTGGCCGCCATTGTTTCTCCCCAGATTGTAACTATCACGTAAACGGGAACACAGGCGAGGGCTTAGATCCTCACAGGAGCGCGGAAGCAGTGACAAAGGCTAGTAATTTATTCATGGGTGGTGTAGTGTCCCAGATACCTGACAGGAGGCTATCAGAGGCCACCTGTAAGCGTTATCAGGTTACTGTACAGTTTGCCCCTGATGGGTCTATCGACTCTCATTACTACCCTTATTACGATAAGGATACAGGAGAGTTAGTAGGCTCTAAGAAGCGCGTAGTAAAGACTAAGCAATTTAGCGCCACAGGTGACCACAGTAACGTAGGGTTATTCGGCCAGAAGCAATGTAGAGGCTCTGGGAAATTCCTAACGATTACTGAGGGTGAGTTAGACGCTATGTCTGTCTACGAGATGTTTGGACAGAAGTACGACGTGGTGTCTCTGAGGGCTGGAGCTTCTAGCGCATCAAAGGAGATCAAGGGTAACCTAGAGTGGCTAGAGGGTTACGACAACGTAGTCATATGTTTTGACCAAGACAAGGCGGGCGAGTTAGCGTTAGAGCAGATCAAGGATCTCTTTAGTCCTAACAAGTTAAAGATATGTAAACTCCCCCTAAAGGACGCCAGTGAGATGCTCATGGCTAACAGGGTTAAGGATTTTACACAGGCCTTCTGGGACGCCTCTGTTTATCGTCCTGATGGTATCATTGCAGGTAACGAGACATGGGACAAGTTAGTAGCCAAGCGTCAGGTCAAGAGTATCCCTTATCCATGGGAAGGTTTAAACGAGATCACGAGAGGACACAGACCATATGAACTCGTCACTATCACCAGCGGCAGTGGTATGGGAAAATCTCAATTTATACGAGAACTTGAGTACGATCTACTGCAAAGAACTACATCCAACATCGGTGTACTTGCACTGGAGGAGGACGTTGCAACAACAGCACTGGGAATCATGTCGGTGGCATCGTCTAGGCGACTACACTTGGAAGAAGATTCACCTGTCGATGACCTTAGACCGCACTGGGAAGCAACGATGGGATCAGGTCGTTACTATCTTTTCGACCACTGGGGGTCAGCATCAGCGGACGAGTTACTTTCAAGAGTCAGGCATATGGCGAAGGCTTGCGACTGTCAGTACATCATCCTCGACCACTTATCAATCGTCGTTTCTTCTCAAGAAAACGGAGATGAACGAAAGGCGATAGATGAGATTATGACCAAGCTGCGGACGCTAGTGGCAGAGACAGGGATTACTTTGTTCCTTGTGTCACACCTCCGTCGTAGCTCTGGTACTGCTCACGAGGACGGTGGCCGCATCAGTCTACAGGACTTACGTGGTAGCCAGAGTATTGCTCAGTTATCTGATATTGTCATAGGTATGGAGCGTGACCAGCAGAACCCTGATGAGGACATTAGGAACACAACAACGGTTAGGATACTAAAGAATCGTTACTCAGGCGAGACAGGCCCTGCCTGCTGGCTACGGTACGACAAGTTTACAGGACGTATTCACGAGTGTGCTAACCCCACGCCACCGGAGACTGAGTTTTGAGCAACCTAGTCTTCATGGACATAGAAACTGATGGACTTAACCCTAGCGTTATCTGGTGTGCAGTCTGCTTACACAACGGAGAGAGCGAGGTAATATGTAATGAGCAAGATTTCAAAGAGTATGTATCGCGTAAAGCGCCTGTTACGTTCGTATTCCACAACGGAATTGGCTTTGATGTTCCTGTGGTCGAGCGTCTTTGGGACTTTACTTTTGCTAGGGATGCTATCGTTGACACTCTAGTACTGTCTAGGTTAGCGGACCCTAGTAGATCAGGTGGCCACTCGTTACGTAACTGGGGTAACACTTTAGGTTACGCTAAGGGCGACCACGAGGATTGGTCACAGTTAACACCAGAGATGATTGACTACTGCATCAGGGACACTGAGGTCACACAGGAAGTGTACAAGCGACTCATGGTTGACCTATCGGGGTTTAGTCAGGAGTGTATAGACCTAGAGCACGAGGTTCAATGGATCATACAGGAGCAGGTGAGTAACGGATGGCTACTAGATCAGCGTCTGTGTCACACGTTGTCTGCACGATTCAAGGAGAGCATGTATGTTATTGAAGAGGAGCTACAGAAAGTGTTCCCACCTATTGTCGAGGAGAGGATTTCAGACAAGACGGGGAACAGGCTCAAGGATAAGGTTACTATCTTCAATCCTGGGTCGAGGCAACAAGTTGCTCAAAGACTTGAGGCTAAGGGTGCGGTATGGAAGGAACTCACTCCCAGTGGTAGGCCGCAGGTGGACGAAAAGACACTTGAGGAGAACAAACACATACCGGAGGCTGTGCAAGTCTTAGAGTACTTGATGTTACAGAAGCGTTACGCACAGGTAACCTCTTGGCTTGAGCACGTACAGGATGACGGTAGGGTACACGGTAGGGTCACAACAAACGGGGCAGTCACAGGACGTATGACGCACCAGACCCCTAACATGGCACAGGTGCCTTCAGTTAATTCTATTTTCGGTGAGGAGTGTAGGAGTTGCTGGGTTGTACCTGAGGATCGTAAGCTGGTAGGTGTTGACGCCAGTGGACTAGAGCTACGTATGTTAGCTCATTACATGGACGATGAGGAATTTACTAATGTCCTACTTAGAGAAGACATTCACACCAGAAATCAAATTGCTGCGGGACTTGCAACAAGACCTCAGGCAAAGACTTTCATCTACGCTTTCCTCTACGGAGCAGGAGACTCAAAGATTGGAAGCATCGTCGGAGGAACTGCAAGAGATGGCGGTGAGCTTAGGGGGCGCTTTCTACGAAATACACCTGCTCTTGAAACTCTACGAGAGCGAGTTGGACAAGCGTCTAGGAAAGGTCACCTCGTTGGACTCGACGGAAGAAAGCTATGGGTCAGATCAGAGCATAGTGCACTAAACACACTGCTTCAGGCGGCTGGTGCTATCATTATGAAGAGGGCCTTGGTTCTCTTGGATGACTACGCTACTCAGCACAACATCGATTACAAATTCATAGGGAACGTGCACGATGAAATACAAACGGAGGTTGTCACAAAACAAGCGGGGAAGTTTGGCTGGCTCGCAGTCGAGTGCATCAAGGCGGCGGGTATATCATTCGACCTTAGATGCCCCCTCGACGGAGAGTACAAAGTTGGATCAACGTGGGCCGAAACTCACTGAGGAGGACAAATGATTTACACTAAGACAGAGGGCAAGTACTACAAAGATAACCCTGAGCGTAAGAAGGCTAGGAACAATGACCGCATGTACGTCAACGGTAAGTACGTCGTACAGACACATCCTCTGCACAAGGCTGGTCGATACAAGAACTTTGAAGACGCGGCCTTTAGCAGTCTAGAGAAGTACAATAGCTCTAAGGAAGGACAAGTGTACATCATCGTTAACGAGAGCTTTCCTCAGTGGATCAAGGTAGGCATGGCTATTGACGCAGAGGATCGCTTGGGGAACTACCAGACTTCTTCACCTTACAGAGACTACGCGCTGTACGAAAGCTGGGACGTTAGTGATCGCAGGGCTGCTGAGGCAGCGGCACATGAGATACTAGCGGAGTGTTCAGACGACAGGAAGAACGAGTGGTTTAAGTGTGACCCAGCTTTTGCTAAACTTATGATACGGGGCACTATGGAGGAGTTTGAATGAAGGAAATTTACTCACTGGTAGATGACATCTATAAGGTGGTTGCTACTAAGGAAATACCGGAGGACGTAGACCTCTACGAAGAGATAGATAAGTTTGGTGAGAACTGTAAGAAACTCATGTCTACTTTGTTCACTGAGAAACGTGATGGACGTAAGCTACGTATGTCCAACATCGGGCGAGATGATCGCTACCTCTGGAACGCTGTTAATAACTCTGACGTACAGGAGGATATGACGCCTAACACGTATGTCAAGTTTATGTACGGGCATCTAATTGAAGAGATGCTATTATTTCTAACTAGACTATCAGGACACGAGGTTACAGATGAACAAAAGAAATGTGAGGTTGCTGGTATCTCAGGGTCTATGGACTGCAAAATTGACGGTATTGTCACAGATGTTAAAAGTACCTCCACTTTTGGGTTTAAGAAATTCAAGGATGGATCTCTGGCTTTTGATGACCCATTCGGATACATCGCGCAAATTAAAGGTTACGCGCATTCTGAGGGGGAAAGCAAGTTCGGCTGGTTAGCCATGGACAAACAGAATGGTCACCTAACGTACCTCATGTACGACTCTGAGGATACACAGGCTCCTGTACACGCTAAGATAGGTTACGACATAGAGGAGCACATAGAGCGCGTAAAAAAGCTAGTGGAGCAACCAGTGTGGCCGGAGGTATGTCACGAGGTCGTTCCAGACGGCAAAAGTGGAAACCAGAAGTTAGCCGTGGGTTGCTCCTATTGCCAGTACAAGCACGTTTGTTGGTCAGGGTTGCGTACTTTCTTGTACTCAAGTGGTCCAAGGTATTTAACAGAGGTGGTCAATGAGCCGAAAGTCCAAGAAATATCCTAACGAGTTTAGATCAGGGTTTGAATATGACGTGTCGAAACAGTTACAACCATACGGCTTTAGCTACGAGCCGTGGCAGATTGAGTACCGCATCGAACGTAAGTACACCCCAGACTTTGTGTACGAAAGAAACGGGAAGACTTACCTCATCGAATGCAAAGGATACTTTCGCTCAGGAGACACACAAAAGTATCGCTCGGTCGTTAAGTGCTTACCAGAGACACACGAACTCATATTTGTACTGATGAAACCTAATCAAAAAGTTAGCAAGAGTACCAAGAATACAATGGCTCAATGGTGTGACAAGAACCGTATTCTATGGTATAATATAGACACACTAAAGGAATTAGTTGATTATGTCACTGACACTAGACGAAATTAAGGAGAGACTGTTGCATCACTACGATCCTGATGATTTACTAGAGGCCCTACAAATCTCATCTGAGGAGATTCTAGACAGGTTTGAGGATAAACTACTCATTAAGTTAGATAAGTTTACAGAAGAATTAGAGGAAGACACCTATGCCTAACGAATGGACCACTTATACTGCCGAGGAGTTAAAAGGGTTATCACACGCCACCCCATCAGAGTGGGACAAGGCCACTAGTAAGCTCAGGAACAAGGGTAACGTATCAAGCGACCCTGTAGCACAACCAGATCACTACAACAAAGGCGCTATAGAAGCCATTGAAGCAATCAAGGCATCTATGCACCCTACGGAGTACAAAGGGTACCTAAAGGGTAACTGCCTTAAGTACCTCTGGCGCTACGAGTACAAGAATGGAATAGAAGACCTAAAGAAAGCACAGGTCTACCTCAATTGGTTAGTGCAGGAGTTATCGTAATGAAGGTCGTAGAGGGTAACTTTGGTAAGGGTGGTACAGAGGAGGACTCTATTACAACAACAGAGTTTCTAACAGCCTTTGCTACCAAAGCCGCACTAATGGAAGAGGAGGACAGGAGTCCTAAAGTGGTAGTAGTAATGTACGAGGACGGGGAGATGTTTGAAGTAGCATCTAATGAACAGTACCCTGATGGTGTACACATGCTTCTACAGTTAGCGTCACAAGCCATATTAAACGAGACATTAGGAGTAACAGAATAGATGGACGCATATCAACAATACATACACAAGTCAAGGTACGCTAGATACTTACCAGAGGAGCAGCGTAGGGAGACTTGGGAAGAAACAGTAGACCGTTACGTTAACTTCTGGGTGGACCGAGGACACCTTAATGACTTTGATGTATCAGAGATCACTAAGGCTATACACGATCTAGACGTAATGCCCAGCATGAGGGCACTAATGACCGCTGGGGAAGCACTAGACCGTGACAACGTAGCAGGGTTTAACTGTGCTTACCTACCCATAGATAATCCTAGATCATTTGATGAGCTAATGTACATCCTCCTGTGTGGCACTGGTGGTGGTTACTCAGTAGAACGTCAGTACGTAACAAAGTTACCAGAAGTGGCCGAGGAGTTCCATGAAACAGACACAGTTATCCATGTTGCAGATTCGAAAATCGGATGGGCGAAATCGTTTAGGGAATTGGTATCACTGTTGTATTCAGGTCAACTTCCAAGATGGGACGTTAGTAGAGTACGCGCTGCAGGTGCCCCACTCGCGACTTTCGGAGGTCGTGCAAGTGGTCCAGAACCTCTCGTCGACCTCTTCAAGTTTACAACAGAACTCTTTCAGGGCGCTGCTGGAAGAAAGCTTAGCTCCATTGAATGTCACGATCTTTGCTGTAAGATAGCATCGTGTATTGTGGTCGGAGGAGTACGTCGGTCAGCCCTTATCTCACTCTCTAACCTAACAGATGATCGCCTAAGACGTGCTAAGACAGGACAGTGGTGGGTAGATAATCCACACAGGGGTCTAGCTAATAACTCCGCTTGCTACACAGAGAAGCCTGACTTTGAAGCCTTCTTAAACGAGTGGACTAGCTTGTACGAGTCACGCTCTGGTGAACGTGGGATGTTCTCTCGTGTCGCTAGTCAGAAACAAGCGGCTAAGAATGGACGTAGGGACCCTGAGTACCAATTCGGAACTAACCCTTGCAGCGAGATAATTCTTAGGCCTAATCAATTTTGCAACTTGTCAGAAGTCGTAGTAAGACCTCAGGACACCTTAGCCACTCTCAAGCGTAAGGTACGTATTGCGGCTATCCTAGGTACACTACAGGCTACCTTGACTGACTTTAGGTATCTAAGGAACATCTGGAAGACTAATACAGAGGAAGAGGCGTTGCTAGGGGTGTCACTGACAGGCATCATGGATCACCCTCTACTATCAGGACGGGGGGACAATGTTAAACTTAAGAAGTGGCTTACAGAGATGCGTGAGGAGGCTATCGAAACTAACAAGCGGTGGGCTGAGGAACTGGGCATTAAACCTTCCACAGCTATTACTGCGATTAAGCCTAGCGGTACTGTTAGCCAGCTGGTCGATAGTGCTAGTGGGTGCCATCCTCGTTTTAGCCCTCAGTATATTCGACGGGTTCGTGCAGACTCTCGTGACCCTCTCTGTGTGGTCCTAGAGGCCGCTGGTGTGCCTGTAGAGGACGATCTGATGAACCCCAGCACCAAGGTGTTCTCGTTCCCTGTAGCATCTCCTGAGGGCGCTGTGACAGCCTCAGACATGGGTGCCATAGAACAGCTAGAGTTGTGGGAGATGTATCAGGATCACTGGTGTGAGCACAAGCCGTCTATGACGTGCTACTACCGTGACCACGAGTTTCTAGAGGTAGGCCAGTGGCTGTACAACAAGTTTGATAAGGTATCAGGAATTTCGTTCCTTCCTTATTCAGACCACAGCTATGCTCAGGCTCCTTATGAAACTGTGGACAAGGCTACCCTCAAGGCAATGCAGAAAGGCTTCCCTACTGAAATAAACTGGGATATTAATGAAGCCTCTGATATGACTGAAGGTAGCCAACAGTTAGCTTGTACAGGTAATAACTGTGAGCTTTAGGATTAACTCCTAGGTGGTCCCTTACCTCTGCCTTTTCCATGTTTGGATTTGGCAGGGGATTTTCCATCTTTCCTAGTGCGGTCCCATGCGCCACCCTTAGGTGGTGTCTTGTTTAACGTCTTAACTAATTTACCACAGCCTCGTTTACACTTAGCTCTGGCCGCTGAAGCAGACTCTGCGTAGATACCAGTGTTGCGCCCCTCAAAGAAATATAACTTAGCCATTACTCTTCCTCCGACCCCGTTAGCATTCCTGCGCCCACTAGACCAGCACCTGCGTTAACTGCTTGTTCTGCCCTTAGTGCTTCTGTAGAAGGTTTCTGGTTAGCTATATCAAACAAACTTTCCTTGACATTTTTCTTATTCTGTGGTTGTGGTGCCTCAATCTTTCCTTTTGTCTTCTTAATGTCAAAGAACATCGGGGGCGTGACTGATATAGACCTGTTAGGCAACGCGGCATCCACAGCGGGTCCTAGTCCGGGTACTTTCTCTAGGAAATTGTGTTCGTCTGAGATAACAGCCATAACCCTGCCGTTAGGGTTTACCTTGGCTATAAAGTTTACGCCTCCCTCAGTAATCGCGTTACCTGAAAAAGAACCTGTAGTCCATATTCCGTTTTCACGGGCGTCCTCTAGTGTCTTAGACTTAGGGTGCAGCTTTATATCACTATCGTTTAAATGCTTCCACGTTTCTTCTAGTGTGGGCTTAGGGTTTTTCTTGTACAACGCATTCATCGTCTTAAATACTTTACTCTTTTGTCGAAAGTCTAGAACGTGTGACCCAGTTACCTGATCCCCAGATCCGGGATTCTTAATCCTGATGTCTGCTGTTGGTGTTTCACTGACCTTTTTCCCCTTGCGGTCTTTCCACACGCTCATTACGTGGTCTTCTACGACGCTCAAGTCTTTGTTAGAGACACCCACAGGCTTCCCAGATTTCTCGTAAACGCCTGTTAGCTTATTATCCTTTATCAGCTTCCTGTACGCTCCCTCAGTAGCTTTCACAGGCTCCGTTAGGAAGCTTCTGCGGTTTAGATCCTCCACAGCTTCCGACTTAGGTCCTTTTCTTCCCGCTTGGTTTGCTATGTTTTCCGTTGCCTGCGTCTGGGCTACCGCCTTAGCTGTGTCCCTAGATCCACCTGTACTTAGTGCGGTACGCGCGGTGTCCTGCATTGTCTGAGTAACTTGGTTCTGCCTGTAGTTAGCCCTTGCGCTAGGACTCAGAGTCTGATTTATCGCCCTTACTCCACTATCTCCCATCCAACCGACAAACGAACCAACCCTCTCACGCATATCAGCCGAATCTTGTGGCTTCTCCAGCTTGCTAACAACAGATCCCACCTTAGGTACGCGAGACAGCGACCCTTGGTTCTGCATAATTAACTTATCAACCCCAGTAGGCTGAGCAGTCTTAGAGGGGGCGTAGAAGTTATCTATGTAGTTACGTGCAGCGGATGTTGTGTTCCCTGCTATGTCTCCTACCTTATTAGCGGTCTTTAACCCAGCTGTGAACAAACCAGAGCCTACTAAATTAGTTGGGGCCATCGCCATGTCAAAAGCAGCATTAACACCTTCAGCAGGCAAAACTACATCCTCAGGAGGCTGGGTAGGGTTACTCGGATTCATTCCTAAAACAGACGGTCTAGAGAATCTTACGTCATCTTCAGTGAATTGCTCCGCGCTATCTCCCAGAGCCTGCCTTATAGGACGTAGGCCTGCCTCATCTATAGCAGCTATAGCCCCTGTCACAGAGTCTACTGCTTGCCTAGAGTACTCTCGCTCAGCAGCCTTCATTTCAGTCTTGTATTTTTTGCGGATGGCGTACAGATCACTCATCAGCCTTAGGCTCCTCTTCCTCAATCTCTCTAGCATCGTTCATAAGAGAAACAATAACCTGCCTATCCAACTCTAGGGCTTCAAGTTTAGCTGGATCGTTTACTGTCTTTATAGCTTTCTGCATAGCTGACAGAGCTTCAGCGTAGGCTTTTAGTACTGCCGCTTTACCGTGTCTAGCTATCTGCATACCAGCGATGCCACCAACGCCTGCACCTAGGCCTACAGTAAGCCATGCGCCACCTAGAGCAGCCGCACCAGAAGCACCCACAGTACCTAGGGCGAGAACAGAGAGGGCTGATTGTGGTACACGAACACCTGTGGACTTTTCTAAATTCTGAATACCCCTAGCAATCGCGTTTTTACCCTCTAAGTTTCTTTTGTTTGTTAAACGGTCTAGTGCAGTTAGCGTAAGGTGTTGGTCATTTAGTAGTTGATGTAATTCATCACCCTTTGTGTTTTTCTTGAGGTAATCGTTTAGTACTGTACGGATTGTTAAAGCTGCCTCTACTTTGTAAGTAGCTACGTCAGCATCTAAATTAGTACCAGAGCGTCTGTTGGCTTCATCAAACCGCCTACGTGCGTTTAGTACGCCTAGCAAATCGTTACCTTCTGAGTTAAGTATTGTTCTAGCACTAGACACCATCTGCTCTATGGCTTTTTTAGCTTGTGGAGATGCCAAAGAAACAACATCTGATGCTAAGTAATCCTCTATTGCCTCATCAAACTCAAGCTTTAATCCGTCTAGGTCTATTTGTTTATTCTGTGCCCCAACACGGTTATCTGTTTCTACCCTCTTAGAATCAACATGGTTTTGCATAGTTCTAAAATTTTCGTGGACAGTACCATAAGGCTTAATACCCGGTATAGTCTGTACTAAGTCAATGACCCCATCTTCAAACTCATTAGGAACCCATTCTTCAGTGTTGATAAGTCCACTCTTTTTTGTTCTGTCCGTCGTGTCCAAGTTCTCAGGAGCAAGTAAACTAGTGAAAGCCGCCTTTTCTTTTGAAATCTTAGAGCCTGTACCAGACTTACGAGCGTTCAGTATAGTCTTGTCTAAGTTTATTAGATCAGGCCTAGGAGAGAACAGTGCGGAAATATCCACAAAAGTTTCAAGCTCTTCGGCCATTTTAGGGTTGTCTTTAGCCCACCCTTGGTACGCTTCTAGGCCTTGAGATATAGCGTAGCCAGCAGCTTTCGCGTAACTAGATTCGCCTAAGAAACTCATGCCATCCCGTACAAAGTCAGGTAGAACTACTGACCCTGCTTCCAACACTAATTCACCACCTGTTCTAGCAGCCTGAGTCAGCCCGACTCCGACAGAACGTGAGGTTCTATTGTCCTCTGACATAGGATCTCTAGTTATATCCAAACGCTCTTGTATCTCAGGTACAAATTCCTGTGTTGGTGTTAAAAAGTCTGATGCTCTCCATCGACGCTGTACTCCCTCAAGATAGCTTTCATCAGGTCTACGAACATTAGGATCTGGAGGAGGAGCATTTGCAGCATCCATCTGAGCTAGTAAGGCACCAATTTCGTTAGCAGCTTTATTGTCCCCTGCGCTCGCCGCAGCGTTAAGGCCTTCAATTAATTGTTCCCTTGTATAGGACACTTATTAACCCCCTGTTGACTGTGGTATATACTTTAGGGCCTCAGTCGATAGCGCAGGCTGCTCAGACTCAGGAATTACTAACGGATAAAAGCCTACCATATCATCTGCGGATAGTTGCTTACTTGTGGCGTTAATTACCTTGTTGTAAGACTGCACAGTATCTACTGCGGCCTGACGATATAGACCTAGGATTTTCTCAAGAGTCGCTGCTTGAACTGTAGGATCAGCACCTACCATTCTCTCAGTAAACTGTAAGTCTTTGTCACTAAGTCCAGTACCTGATCCAAAGGCCTTGATTTGTTCTTTAACAAACGTAGCCGCTTCGATCATATATGTTTGCGCATTAACTAACTCTTCATCATAAGGCATTCCAATTAGTTGTCCTACTTGCTTTAGACCTGATTCAAGATTAGCCGCAATACCTGTAGGCATACTACCAACTCGCGCTAACTGTCTGTCTAGTCTTTGGATAGAAGTAACAGCGGCCCTAGCATTCTTGCGCTGTTCTATAATATCGTCAGCGTTGGCCTTCTGAAGTTCTCCACCTAACTTAGAACTGGCGTCTAATACCTTCTGTACTGAAGGTGCCTTTTGTACTAAACCTAAAGCACTAGGCTCTACAAAAGTTTGAGTCGCCTCATTGTACACCTTACCAGACTGATTAAACCGATAGGCGGCTATGTTATTCTCCCCATCGACCCAAGCCTCTGTATCACCCTTCTGTCCCGTCATCCACTTCTCAAAGATTTCATCTGATGATTTACCCATTCCAGAGTCATCAAACTCTTTCTTACTAAAGCCAGCGGATAAGGCCCTTTGTAGCCTTTGTCCTACAGTCTGTGAGGGTGCTCTTTTAATCTGAGCTTTCCGTATCTCTTTAGCAATGTCAGCAAGCTCATCTTTATCAGTAGACATTCTAACAGCCCTAGCTAACTCAGGCATGTTTAGTTTATCTGCTGTAGTAGCCAAAGAATCTTTCATCTGTTTTAACATGACCGATTCTTGTGTTTTCTTTGTTATATCTAATTGGCTATTAACCTCTGATGCCAGTTGATCTGCTTGTGCCGACTGTTGCTTACTCGCTGTTTGTGCTGCAGCTTCAAAAGTTTTAGCTAGGTTTTCATCACCAGCCACGGCGTACTTTTGTGCCAGCATTCTTAGTTGTTTAGGATCATTAGCGTACTGCTGTAGTAACTTCTGTACCTCATCCTGAGCAGCCACTCGGTTTTTCTCAGCCATCATAATGCCCGGAGTTGCCCCCACGCCTTTAGCGGCCTCAAACAAACCTTGAGAGTAACTTGGGTTAAGGAGTCCTTGTATAAATTGATCTGAAAACTTAGCCATGCTTAAGAACCTCCTAGATATACAGCAGATGATGCTTCAGGGATCTGACTGTAGTCTACCATCAAGTAACCGTTGCTATCTGTAGCTACTGCGGAAGGTCTAACCTCTGCAATCTCTTGTGCAAGAACACCAAAGGTCATGTTGTTGTTAGAGAACTTCTGTCCTTCTTCGTTCCAATCCCAAGTGTACAGATTAATACCGTTAACTGTAGCAACCTTGTCAATGTTAGTCTTCAGTCTAACGTCTGAGGTGCCTCCTAGTATTCCACCTAGTATTGAACCAATTCCACCCTTACCGTTAGACACAGGTTGCGTAAGACCACTTAAGAGTCCTGTGCCCACCTGACCCAAGAGATTAGCTCTAGCTGTCTCTGCGGCCATACGTGCCTGAATACCTGACATCATACCCTCACTGTAGTTACCTACACCGTACTGCTGTGCTTGTTGCTGTAACTGTGGGAACATATCAGTAGCACTAATCTGGTTGAGCATGTTAGCTTGTGGCAGATATGAACCTGTCAGCAGGGCCATGTTAAGCGCCTGTTGATCGCTGGCGAGGCCTGTGGCTGCACCGTACTGCGCTGAACCAAAGCCCATAGACTCGTAAGCACGTTTCTGTTGTGCATCACGCATAGCACCCTCAGCAGAGGCCAAGTCACTACTTAATCCGTAGAAGTCCTTACCAAAGCCAGCCTGCTGTGCCTGCTCTGCTTGTGCCTGTTGAATGGCCATTAAGGACGATTGATTCTGAGCTTCTGCTTGAGCCTTAGACAAAGCAAACTGCTCTGGCGTACCTCCGTACATATTAGTCTGTACACCACTTCTACCTTGGTTATACAGACGCTCCTCAAGAGCTAACTGCTGACGTTGCTCCTCAGGTGCCTGCATAGCCCTCATGCGGTTATAAACGTCAGTCTCACGAGCACCTGTGCTTTGACCCGCCTGCTGCATGAACTGACCGCCTAAATCTGAAGCACCCTGTGCTAACAATTGCTGATTCAGTAGTCCGTAAGGATTATTGATAAGCTGTTCGTTACCACGGTCTATAGCGGCTTGAGCACCAAAGCGAGTCTCTGCAACTCCTCTGGGATCACTAAATATATTGTTGCCTGCCCTGCGGAGCATTTCGTCCTGCATGGCCTGCTCTTGTGCCCCTAGAGTTGTACTAGCATTCAAGTCAGTAACTACACCAGTAGTAGGGTCTACTGTAGGGCTTACACCAAAGGAAGACCCTGTGCTAGACGTTAGTGTATACGGCCTAAACTGAGATAGCCCTAGGCCTTCAGTAGCAATCTGTGCTGCTCCCGGTAGCCTTGTGCCGTCATCCAGAGTAGCACCAGCAAAGGATTGATTACCCACAGTACTGAGGCGGTCATAGGCTTCTTTTGTAAGAAGGCCTCCACCAATGGCAGTACCAAATCCTAACCATTTATCAATACTCATTAGAGAATACCCCTGTTCTTAGTAGTAATCATATAGTTTTACCTATTAACGCTAGTACGTTCATTTCTTGGATGGACAGAGGGACACCATCGATGTCTGATTCAAGTCCTACACTAACAACAGTACCAAATCCAGTAGTGTTTAACGATACTCTACTGATGGTTTCTCCGTTAGATGCGTAACTTGATTCGGTGAACTCTGATTCATTGTAAAAAGAAGATCCGCTATCCTTTGTTCTAAAGGTGCTGGAACTGTGATTCTGAGAGAAGTCGTAAGACCACTTAAGGAAAATATCTGTGTAGTCCCCACCAATCAAAGTAGGCCTAATCTTCTTAAGCATTTTGATCTTAGAGGAGTCACCAAAGGTTAGGCCGGGACTGAAGTATCGGAACCTGTAAGGGTTACCATTGTCTCTGTACCCTTTGTACAGTCCTATGCCGTCCTCACAACCTATGTATATATCACCGTTTCTGTCCCTGTGGAAGGAATGAAAGTCTACACTAGGCCATCTAGTAACCCTGTACCCTCCATTTTCTAGTACTGTCCTAACGTCAAAGCAGTACACTAAGTTGAGATCAGGGAAACACAAGAGGTAAAAGTAATTCTCTGGACTGTACACAGTACTCACAGATACCTTAGATTCTAGTGTGTTAGCAATTAATTCTTGCTTTATGTTTCTACTCAAGTCAGACAGAGGCGAGGACTTCTCTTGTATTGTCCTACCTAGGCCTCTCAGTCCCGTGGGTGTCAGGAATAACAAGTCTGTACCTATCGACTGAACACTCTTCCTGTCTACACAGCCTACACCTGGGATAGTATCAGACAACTCCATAGATGCAGGACTAGAGGCACCTGCGTAAACTAGGGTATTGTTCTCCCCAAAGATAACTAAGAAGTCGTTGTAAGCCGCAATAGCAACTACTACATCAAACCCGTTAGGCCACGCTTCTGACACATTAATAGAACCACTAGAACCACCATCAAAATCTTGTCCTATTAATAGATCAGACCAATAAATAATAGTGTCATCAGTTTCGTTACCAACAACCCAGAGTCTACCGTAAGCTGCACAGACCTCGTGAGAGTATTGGTCAGCACCCATGACAGCACCCGGAACCTCAGACATCTTAGTTAGAGAACCTAAGTCTTCACTGTAAACCAGAGGCTCGTGACCCCTCTGGAAGAAGTAAGCATGGTCATTAAAGTTTACTATCTTCCAATCATTGTCTGTTATAGTGTACCCAGCAGGCGTAACATCTACTAATGTATCTAGGCCCATCATAATCTTATTGTTGCCTGTACTAAAGATTATCTCGTTACGGTTGTTATCGTAAAACTCGTGAATGTTAGTAATGTAGTCACCGTCAAGTAATGTAACATCTTCAGTAATAACAGAGTTTCCTTTACGGGCCGCAAGACGCCCCCGTCTATCAATGATGGCGTTATCAGCAACCTCAGCAAAAGAAGTATCCTGTGCTATAGGTGAGTCTTCAGTGTTTACCCCCATGAAAGCAGGAGCAACTAAATTCAGGCTTTGTAATGGCTGAGCCATAAGTACTCCTAGGGTGTGTACCAGATGGTTTCGTCAGGGTGCTTCTGTGCATCCATAGCGATTGCATCTGATAAGTATTTGTCAGCTAGAGCAAAGTACTCAGGGGTAGATGTACCGCCTGTCTCCCCTCGCTCACGAGATGCTAACGCTAAGGCCAAATGTATCACAGGCTGACTAGGGATAAACAGTTTGTCAGCGTCAACAGCCAGCGGAGCATTCCTAATTACCATCTTAGCCTTAATAACGTAAGTGTCGTTAGGCCTAGGGTACAAGTCAATCTGAGAGTCCCCAGCGTCATCAACACCGTTGTACGTATAGAACGTAGGGATACCCTCAGCAGCAGCACCTAAGACGTATTTCTCGTCAACCCAAGACTGTGGGCGGTACTCCATAGGCATATCTGCTGTATCATTCATAATCGTAAGGATCTTTCCGTAGTCCTGAGTACCTAACAGAGAATACGTATGTAGACCATCTATAGTAGAAATATCTACAGTCTTCCTAAGATGTGACCAATCCCAAGCGGTTTCAATGATACCCTTAGCATCGTTAATAAAGTCACCAACCATAGTACTATAAGTATTAGCGTATACCGTCGTTACTTGGTCTTCCCGTAGACGCCTCAGTACATTATTTACTAAATTTAAGTATGTCATATGATGTCCTGAAACAAGCTGTTAGTTAACCAACCCTGCAACATTTTAACGTAATCTACAGGCTGTCCTGCGGCACCCTGAGTCATATTCTGTCCTTGTTGCATTTGATAAGGAGAATAGGTGTATCCAGAGACAGCCCCTACCCCTGAACCCCCAGCATTCCCAGTTACTGTACCTACTCCAGCATTTACGGGGGAAGTGTACGTAGAAGTCCCTAAGTCCACTCCGGGTACAGGAGCAGCAGGAGGAGGTGGGGCTTGGTAGCCACATTCTGCTGAGTTAGGGGCCGCAGACTGTACTGATCCCCCTTGTCCATCAGCAGTCAATGTAATCATTGTAGTGCCTGAACACTGTTTCCCTAAGTATGTCCCCTCGGGTAGGTTAGTTGGGCCAGATGATACACACTCGCCTGCCTCGTTAAGTGTTTGACCCTCTGGACATACTACTGGAGGTGTCACAGGTGTCACTGGTGTCACTGGCGCTGCCTGAGAAGCAGCGTAAGCCTGTCCTTCAGGAGAGTTTTTAATCTCATTCATTACAGCCTTAATGCCACTAGAGTTTCCACGCATGGCGGCTTCCTTAAGCTTTTCACTGTAGTAGTCTAAACCACCACTGTCTGCCCCTCTACCTAAGTACAGTTGATACGCTCTCTCTACCTCCTGCCTAGATTTATCCATTATAGCTGATTGCTCCCAGCCTGAATAACCCGGCTTTACTCCTCCAGAGTTGTCAACACCAGTTACATCCATAATGTAATCAATTACCTCTGTTCCGTATCGACCAGAGTCTATATTCTCATTAGGATTAGGTACGTTGTTTTTATTAAACAAGTGCATAGTACTAGGAGCAAACAGAGGAGCCTGAGAAACACACTGGCCCCTATCATTAATTACACCCTGCTCTCCGTTAGCTTGAGTACAGAACGTACCTTGCACTGGAGTAGGTGGTGCTTGTGGTCCAAAAGAAGTCATACTATATCCTTATTACGTTGAGTCAACAAACGTTGAACTTGTGCGTCTAACTCTGCTGCATAATCTGTATAGGGTTTATTTGACACCACTAACTCAGGCGTTCTGTTGTATCCCATAGAAACATTTGCTGGCTTAAACATACCAGTGCCACCACCGCCAACACTGCCACCCCCAGTAGGCTCAGGAGCCGGTGGAGGCGCAGGAGTAGTAACTGGTATCCCTGTAGGCACACACTGGTCCAAACCCTTTGGATCAATCATGTAACCCGGTAAACAGTCACCACAGGAGCCATCTTCATTTTGTCCCCTGTTCTGTTGTGCACAAGGTGATCCCGGAGGAGGAGGCTCAACTATAACAGGAGGACCATTAGTAATAGCTACACATATTCCTTCAGCGTTCCTAGTCTGACCCTCTGGACAACCATCAGGGGGTGGAGGATTACCGTTGCCGGGACCCGGTGTTACAGGAGTTTCACCACACAGTTTATCCCAGTTAATCTGTTCAAACCCGTATTCCTCAGGCCTTGGTTGGCTACATAGGGAATCAATAGGGTCAACACAGTTTCCTTGTGCATCTCTAACTTTATTACCTTCACAAGACTCAGGACCACCACCGCCCGGAGGCCCTGCTGTTACTGTCTCACACTTCTGTGTTTCTTCATTATATTGCTCACCTTCACCACACTCACCGGTTCCTCCGGTTCCTCCGGTTCCTGTAGTGGGTACGTAGCAACCTCCCTCGTCATCAAAGATACCCTGCTGACCATCGCTAGTGTTACAAGGTTGGCCGGGAGTGAAAAAGACTTCATCAACACAAGCACCAGCGACCTCGTTGTACACCTGTCCTTCAGGACAAACCTCTACTGTTTCTGCTGATACGCACTTTCCAAATTCATCAGATTGAAAACCCTCTATACAAGGGCCACAAGACTCTTCTTCTGTAGCATCTGATGTTTGTACTCTGTTTACTGTAGAACAATCAAAGTCAGCACCAGACCCACCGTTGTTATCTCCGGGTCCTGTAGTTGATACTGTTACAGTAGTACCACCTTCTGTAGTGTGGCTACCTCCTTCACTTTGTTTCCTAATCCATTCTTCTAGCGTATCAAACCAGCTATCAGGTATCACTGATATAATAGAGTCTAGCCCTGCTTCTACGCCTGACTTAGCAATATCCACACCTGACGTAAATAAGTCGAAAAAGTCACTAGTTCCTTCTACATCAACAAAACCTGCTTTAATAAAGTCTTGCATGGAATCGTAATAAACTTCAGAACCATCGTACATAGTAGCTAGGACTTTACCGTTATCAAACTCCTCAATCGTATCATACTGTTCTGACGCACCTTCCCACCAAGCGCCACCAGTTATATTCTGTTCTACAAACTGATTAAAGGAACCCCTAACGTCACCGATTAGTCCACCAGTGTACAAACCGCTAGTAGGATCTATAGCACCGTTGAAAAACTCATAGGTACTAGACCCCTCCTCAATTAGACCACCAAAGGTAAAGGCCTGATTTCCTGATAATGAAGAAAGTAAATCTTTGCCTATTTCAAGACCACCACCTAGTGCTCCTGAAGTAATAACAGTTTCTAGGTCTACAGTACCATTAATAATACCTTGTTCTATAGCAGAAGCAGAGGCAGAAGCTATAGCAGACGTAGAAGCAGCAGATAACTCTGAGAATATACCTAACTGTGAAAACTGAGTACCTAGCCCAGCGCCTAAAGCACTGCCTAAAACACCCTCTACCGTTAATTCCTCCCCAAGTACTCCCTGTATGCCTGCGGAAACTAAAGACGATGTGGCGGCACTCGCTGCTGCTCCACTCATCCCTAGTTGTGTAGTGAAGAAACCCTTTAGAGATGTCCCAATGGCTGCATTAGCTACTCCCCAAGTAGCTGCTGCTAGTACAGCGGTTTTAATAAGTTCTTTAGCGTAATCAACCTGAGGGGTTTTATAAGTCTTAGTAAAACTTGTGCCATTCCATCGGAACAAGTCACCATCGTCGTTCTGAAAGCCTTCTACTATTCCGTAACTCTCACTTAAGGCTTTATATTCTTCAGGGTTGTCGTATTGATTAAGACCTTGAGCATTTAAGGCTGAGGACTCCTTTACAAAGCTCATCCAGTTGTCGTAAGTTAAATCAGGGTTAGCTTCTTTAAAGTAACCCATTCCCTCGTCGGCATCCCAGAAGCTCTTAATTGTTTCTTCTGTCTGCCAAGATCCCTGAGTTGTTACAGAACCATCGTCCTCAACATCAAAGTATATTTTACGTACATCACCTAGCTCAGATGGCTGATTAAAATAGTACACTGGTGTGCTAAAGTCTGGGTCTGTCTGCCAACCACTCGGTGTATAATAAGCATTGGAATAATACATATTCCCGTCGTCACCCCGAACTACAGGGCTAGGCTTATTTTCTAGAATAGCACTCAAGTCAATGCCGTTTACATTGCCGAGATCAAAATCACCTAAGTTTAAGTTAGGTTCTAATTTTGGTGCAGACATCAATCAGTGCCCTCAGTGGTTTCTCTGGTAGCGTCTGTCTCAGAGTACACACACAGACCTAAACATACGCTCTTCTTATCTTTTACGTGTATAGAACCAGCGCACCCTAAGAGTACGCTAGACAACAGTAAAATTAAGAGTGTCTTAGGCATTCTCAAACAACTCATCAAGCTGTTCATCTGTGATATTAGCCGCCTGAGCCACCTCAATTACCCACTCATCCAAGCGGTTGATCGTGGTAGCGAAGCCCCAGTGGATAGAATAGGGAGTGACATCAACGCCTTCAGCTTCAGCAGTAGCATCTAGAGTAGCCACAGCCGCGCTCATAACGCCGTATACGCCTATCTGATCTAGCTGTAGTCTGAGGTTCTCGTTAGTGGCCGAGAGTCCCTGACGCTTCTTGAGGAGCTTCTGAGCCTCGTAGTCAGCTATCTGCTGTTCTACTGTGGCCTCTTTAGTAGCAGTAAACATAGGCACAACCTTCCATGCCTCCACCCAGTTACCGCCATCCTGCACAGCGCCATCACCTACAGCCACCTCGTAGTCACCTACGTCAGGCTTAGGACTAGCTAGCACGGGGTCAACGCCTAAGAACTCTAGGGTCGCCGCCGTCCATACCTTGGGTAAGCTGGTGTTGGTGTTTTCTGCTTTGAGTTGGCTCTTAGTCACTAAGGAGCCGTCTGTTCTCTTCCTGTATTTCATGTGTTGCTCCTTATGCTATTGCTATGTAGATGTATGTACCCTGACTAGCATTAATGTTTGGATCTGCTGAAACGAGTTTAAAGCCACCAACATAATCATCGGCAACGCTGAGAGGCGCGATGTAGCTTCCCGTCACTTGAGCCTCTGTCGTGTTCAACTTGATATATGGACTGTCGGAGTTGGTAATGCCTCTGGCAACGTCAAAGACCGCCCAATCCCCAGCCGCATCAGTGCGCTTGATAAGCACAAACCTAGCGCCGTTGGTAAAGCCGCAGTCTATGATTTTGTTGACACCACCATTCCCCGTGTAGCTACCGATGTCACAGATGCCGGGGACTGAGGCGAAGAGGTAGGCTATGTAGTCCTTACCCGAGTCGTTTGTTAGCCAGTTATCAAGAGGCGCTACTGGGAACACCTCGGAGGTTGGAGTGTCGTTGTCCCATGACTGAGTGCTAAGGTTCACCGGATAATTGCCGTCTAGGTTCAATACTCCAGTAGGAACTGTTTTGCTATAGACCGCCCAATTGGTGTTAGTTGCTCGATTCTTGATCCACATCATCTCTGGCTCAGCGCCTAGACTATGGGGAATCCTACGCCCTCCCTGACCATCCCCCTCATACGCCACCACATCGAAGAAGCCGGGGGCGCGTCTCCACATCCATGACATGTTGGGGGCAATCAGTCCAAGACTGCCCCATCCGTCCATGTAGTCGTACTTTGAATAGCTTGCGTTTGATTCGCCTTCAGATTCAGCAGTCTTTAAGTACTTCGTACCCTGAAGCCTTGAACCCGCAAGGACAGAGTTGGAACTAGTTACGTCTTTGAATAAACGAAAGTCAGTAAGCGGCCCTTTGAAATCAGGACTGCCGCTTCCATCGGCGTAAGCAATATCAAACAACTCCTCCGGCTCGAACTCTTCCGCTGGCTTGTTCGGGCGGCGTATCGCCATGTAGATGAACTCTGTTGTTCCAGACCCACCCTCTAGCGCAAAAGGGTTGTGAACATTAAAGCCCGTTGCAGTAACATCAAACGGATCATTCCCGTTACTCTCAGCATCTGCTAGGTTTGGACGTAAGACATCTTTATCGGAACCTGTTGCTATTCCTCTCATAGTGTCAAATAGCTCCCAATTACCCGAGGCGCTGGCTACCTTTGTCAGAATGAATTGCGGCTCCCATCCCAAATCAACCTCTGTAGTGCCTGTAAAGCTCCCGCACTGTATATAGCCATCCTCGTGGTCGTCGTGGGCGAAGACGTAGGCGACGTATTCCATGCCTGCGCCGTTAGTGTTTGACGCAGTACCGACTGAAAACACTTCATCAGTGGGCGGCACCGGAAAGTTACCGGTGCTGGGTACGGCTGGCTCGGTTTTGTTTAGCTGAAGATACTTAGCCTCATCGCCAAAAATGTTGTGCCACACAGCCCAATCCCAAGCGTCGGATGTTGACTTAACAATAATCATCCCCGGCTTTGCTCCGAGGTTATGGGGTACTTCCTGAGTACTAGGGGACGTACCCGTGTACCTCACGATGTCGAGGAGATTAGGTGCCTTGCGGAAGGTCCATGAGACGAAGTCTTCTCCCGTTTCACTGATTCCGTAGAAGTCGCCGAGAGTAAAACCGTCAGAGTTGAATGACTGCAAGTTACCATTGCTGAATGCGGATTCCGGTTGATTCCTGTCAGTCTCAAGATGCGCCCCTGCGCCCCTTTCGGTGTCGTATAAACAATGAGAGCGATTTTGGCTTCTTTCTTTGATCCAGACCATGCCACCTTCACCGTCTAGGTCTATGCCATTAACGATGGCTCTAGATGGGCTTGACTGATCGCCCTCGTACAAGTAAGTAGAGAACACGTCGTCAACGTAGTAGCCAACAGGAGGCCGTGGCTTGTTAGGCTTGCGGATCGCCATGTAGATGTATTTAGAGTTGATACCGTTTACTTGTGAGTAGTCTCCAGCCTCAAATCCCGTAGGCGTTAAAGTCAGAATGTCTTGACTCAACTCCTCACTCGCATCGTTGGCCCTTAATGCAGGGTGCTTGACACCGTGTCCAGAAGTTATGCCTCTGGTACTGTCTGAAATCCACCAGCTTGATGGATCATCTGCGCCTTTAATCATCACCCACTGAGGCTCCCAGCCGAGATCAATCGCATTACCAGCCGCATTAGTACCCGTGTAGCTCCCGCACTGAATTTGACCAGAGTCAGTCTCATCATGGGCGAAGAGGTAGGCGACGTATTCATCGCCATTGGCGTTTATCCCACCTGGGGTTGATCCAATTACAATATGGGTGGCAGTCTGGGTTGTTGCAAACTCTGCCCTACCAGCCTGTGAGTTTGAATCGTTGAGCGTTAAACTATGTGTAGATCCGCTATTAGCCTCGCCTAGATCCCTATGCCATACAGGCCAATCAGATGGAGCGTTCGTCTTCTTAACAATAACCATCCCCGGCTTAACGCCAAGGTTATGTGGTATCTCACGCCCTGCTACGCCATCACCCGTGTACGTTACGATGTCGAAGAACTTCTTGGCTTTACCAAATGTCCATGAGGCGTAGGTTCTAGTGGCGTTGTTGACTTCACCGCCCGTACCTAATGAAAACCCATCGTTGTTGAAGTATGTGACGCGGCTGTCGGCGTCTATTATCTCCTGATTACCACTCTGAGATGCCAAGTAGGAAGACTGCCCCCTCTCCGTATCTACTAGCTGATGCGTTACAGACTGATTCCTACACTTAATCCAAACCAGACCGCCCTCACCGTCGAGGTCAACGCCGTTACGGATTCGGAAAGGACCGTTTCTGCCGTCGTACAAGTAAGTAGAGAACACGTCGTCCGTATAGGTTCCCTCTGGCTCACCGCCGCCACCAGAGTGATCGCCACCGTTATCAGGCACCGATGAGGATGTCGCCATCCCACTGAGTCTTCTAGTAGCCATACTTAGATGTCCTTACCGGCAACCAATCCAACAAAAGAAGCACCGCCGTCATCAGTGGTGAATACAAATACATCTGACCTGTCTGCTGTAGCTGTAAGAGCAGGTGCCGCACCTCCGGGCCACTGGACTGAGGCAGGCCATGTGACAGTAAAGCCACTACCACTAACATCCTGCTTGACCTTCAGGCTGAAACCAGAGGAGCCAGTAGCAGGAGCATCTGCAAAGCTGATAGTTGTATTCTCAGAGAGGACTAATGAGAAGCTCCCGCCTGCACTCAATGAAACAGTCGGTGTTGCTCCTGTAAGAACTGTGTAGCCCTCTGCCAATCCACTGCCCTCAATAGACAGGAAGTCACCAGCAGGCACCTCTGAAATCTTCTCTGAAGTAGCGTCAACGTATGTTGGGATTCTGTTAGCCATCTATATATCTCCTATGCGGCCAGTGGCAATTCAAGCTCACCACCGCGTGTCATTACGGCTAACTTTTTGCCGTCTACTGTTAAGGGAAGCTGTGCGTCACCAGAGCGCAAGGCAACAGGGAGCGTGTAAGTAATACTTGTGCCGCCACCTGCGTTATCTAAGGCGTCCTGAAGTCCGTTGACCTCTGCAATCTCGTGAGTGTGAGCAGACGGTGGGAACTCTGTGGGCTTATTCTCAATGTCAGCCCAATCAGATACACCAGCCTCGGGAACCACTACCCAAGCTTCTGACTTCCTTCCGTAGAGTGAGCCATCATTGGGTGCATCAGACAGTGAACCACCGCCACCCGCGTTCCAGAAGTCGATGTTGTCTTGTGTAATCCCTTTGACGTGAGTTGGTACTGTGGGATCTGTTTCCTCTGTCAAGTAAGCGGCACCGTCGGCACTTTTCTCAGCCTTAGATGTAATAGCTACCTGAATAGAATTAAATTCTGCATCAAACTCAGAGCCACGAACGACCTTATCAGGGTCACCAGATGGTAAGGAATCTTTGGCAGTAAAATTAGTAAGTTTTACGTAGTCAGACATAAGGTGTCCCTATCCGTTGTGTCTTTTAATTAAGTACCCTCACTGAAGACACTTAAGTAAAAGGGGGCCATTGCAGCCCCCTGTGTTACTCTTAAGCTTTGACAGCTAAGACTAAGCCAGCCTCTGGGCGATACGTTTGTACGCCGTAGAGAGTGTCAGCAGTGTACAGAGTTGACAAGTACTCCTGCTTGTACTGAGTCTGTGACCGTACAGCCATCTGCTCAGCTAGGACAATAGCGTCCTTGTGGAAGAATAGACAGCCACGTACATCTGTGTCCAAGGTAGGAGCATTAGATGATACGTATACGTCTACACCGTAGAGGTTACCAATGAGGCCTGACTCTACAGCCTTACCACCAACAAAGTCACTAGATACGTAACGATCAATACCCATGATGTCCCGACGTGCTGACGGGGGGATAACTAAGTAGCGGTTATCCATAGGTACGTTGTTATCATCCATTACTTTGATAGCTTCTCGGAAGCCTTCATCGTTAAACGCCAAAGCAGGTGCACCGTCAAAAGGAGCAATGCTATCAGCGGTAAACTCCCAAGTTGCTGAGTTAGTCCAATCAGCAGCAGACGTTGGGTTAGCGGTACGAGTACCATCTCCAAAGCCTGTAGCACAGTTAATCAACGAGTTGTCAACTTGGACAGCCAATTGATAACCAGCGTCTTCAGTGTAGAACTGACGCAACGAGGTTAACGCTTGTACTTCTACGATGTCTTCAATAAAACGTGAGTACTCAAAGTGCTGGTCAACAGCAATTGTAAGCTCTTGTTCTACGTTAGCTTGAATAGTAACCACGGTGTTAGCCGCTTTAACATTGGCTTCCCCGCGAATGGGCTTAGGTACGTGAATAAGATCACCCTTCTTACCCGTCATAGACAAACGCTTGACGAGTGGGGCCATCTTAAGGTTCTTTTGGAACGAGGCAATGATCTCATCACTCCAGATTTCTGGGATGAATGTATCAGCATTAACCTTGTTTACAATGGAGGTGGCACCTCCGGGATAATTTGCTTCAGCCATTTTACTTCTCCTAAATTATTTTACCCTCTTGTCGGCATAGGCGGCCATTATTTCAGGTTGTAGTGCCATATAGCGATCTGGGTCATTTTTCATAAGTTTAATAATGTCAGCACGACGATATATTTTCTTACGTGACCCCTCAGATGATCCCCTAGCGTTACCTGCACTAGCAGACTTAACGGCACCCTTACGAGCTACTTTCTCAGCTTGTGCTGTTTGATTAACTACATCCCTGCGTTCTTTCCAGTTATTAAATAGTTCATCAGCAGCATCGTAATCGTACTGTTGGTCAGCTTGAACAAACAACTTTGTTCTAACTTTAGAAGCCTTGATCCACTCAGCAAACTTAGGGTCTTGCAGCACTACTTCCATATCAGGATGATTGGACTTAAGTTGTGCAAGAGTTGCCTGTTGTCTGTTACGCTGGGCGTATGCTTCAGCCTCTCTAATTTTAGGGTGGTTGTCAATAGCTCTATTAACAGCCGTCTGTGGGTCAATAAAGAAGTCTGTATCGTCTTCTTGTACCTGTGCTTCAAATTGAGGTGCTTGGTTTTGCTGATTGAGTTCTGTCTGGATGTAGCTATCAACCACATTTCTAAGCTCGCCTACTTCCGTACTCTGTTTGCCTGAGAACTTCTCAAGCTCTTGGTGCATCTGTACTAAATCTTCTACAGACTTACCTTGGTACTTTTCTGGAACAGAGGTTTCCTCTAAAGTTGGCTCCTGTGTTTCTTCTGGAGTCTCTAAAGTGTTCTCAGTGTCGAGTTGATCTGTGTCTTCTTCTTCCGGACGCTCATTTAATAAAGTCGCTCTTGACATTAAAACTTACCCCGCCTTATTAGGTTATGGAGAAATAAAATAGGAGGTGCCCCTAAGGATTCCTAACTAGTATGTCCTGCCTTTTCATGTTCACGTAACCACTTAGAGTGCCTACCGGGAAAATCCCCAGAAGCACCCTCTAGTACGTGACGTGTAGCAGAAACAATCTTTGTAGCATTAGCACCACAGTCGCACCTACTGATTGTGGTCCCTGCTTCTACAAACTCTTCAAAGATATGACCTTGGTCACACTTAAATTCAAATACTTTAATCATCTTCAGTCTTATTTGCTTCTTCGTAGTTGGTATTTATTATACTCTCTAAGTTAAGTAAATGAGAAAGTACATTTAATTGACCCTTACGAAAGTACATATCATCAGGATCTTTAGTAGCTTCTACGCTATTAATATTAGTAAAGTTACTATCAAAGTCCTCCATAAGTTGTTTCCAACCGTCTTCTATGAATAAACTAAAGTAATTATCATAGTATTCTTGTGTTTCTCTGTCCACTTGAGGCCTCTTAGGTTGTCTCTGTTAAACTAAATATGTCTAAGTATACTCTATATTATACCATACTTTTACTCAAAAGTCAAGCTTTATTTATTGTTATTTTTACCACTTTTAGGTGATTTAGCCTGTAACGAGGCCACTTGAGCCTCTAGAGTCTCTATTTTAGTCTCTAGTACCTCAACTTTATCAAATTGACCCTTAAAAGCCTCATTTATCTGATGTAAGAACTTATTCATCTCAGTTTGTGTCATTAGCATTATACCTTAAGCCTCCAGCTTCATCAAAAAATTCCTGATATTGTTATGTAGTAAGGCCCAGACCCATTAGCGAAGTTGCCTCCATTCAGGGCAGTCTTGCTGGAGACATAGCAAAGAGCATGGTCAGGATGAAAATCAATCCTGCTGATAGTGCCTGTTACCCTCATCTTCCACCCACCACCTGATACTTCCCAGATAGTGAAGGGTTGATGATGGGTGTACTTCACATCCTCACGCGGCGTATTGGTTCCCCAAGCAATGCCATCTCTATCTGTAGTGGCAAGCTCTAAGTGCTGATTACCCGTGCTTTCCTTTACCCACCACTGGAAATACCCATTCGGCAAGTTAACGATACTGCACATGAACTTGAGGCCGGGTGGTCTAGAGGCAGAGACACCATCGCCAGAATTAGACCTAGAATCTACATAGCTCTTAGTGGCCGCATGATGTGACTCGGTAGGCTCCTTTAAGTTATAAACGCCAAGCCGTCCACCAACGCCGTGTATCAGTGTCTTGTTCTTGCCTTCTGAGGTGTGTTGCCTAATCTTCCAATCAGTGTCATCAGGTAGCTGGTTAGCCCCTGAGTTATCTAGCTTGGATGAAAGCCCTTGGTCTACATACTCTTGGCTGACGCCTGCCTGATTCTGTGGGTAGACATAGACCTCTTCAGCCTCGCCTACCTCAAAGTTGTTGGTGCCTGACAGGTACTCTACTGCCAGCGCGTTATAGTCTCCGCTGACTACCTTGTACCGAGTAATCTCACCAGCATTCCTAGAGCCAGCCGCTTCGACGAACTCAACTATGTCATCAGGGTTCGCAGGCTTAGTGGCCTGTCCGTTTGAGTCGAATGGCGCAAAGCTAATGAAGGTAACATCTGCCGCATTAGGACTGTCGACATATAGCTCACCATTCCTAGTGGCTACATTAACCTCTGTACCCTTGACCGTGTATCGGGCCACTGCGCCCTTAGTGACAGAAAGCTCTTCTACCTTGGCAACAATCTTTGCTTGGTCATCAAGGCTTTTGTCAATCTGGTCAATGATGGCCTCTTGCGTAGTCTCTAACTCCTCAATGCCCTCAATCTGCTCAAGGAACCAGCGGTTTACCTCAAGCTGATTCTTGAGATCAGGAATATTCTCGGTGGACTTAAATCGCCCCTTAGCATCCCTAAACATTACGTCAGTCTCAGTTACTACCATGCTTGTGGTAACAGGACCCATAGCACCACCTTCGCCACCAGAGCCACCACCTTGTGAGTACACAATTGTCTCACCACTTTCATTGGTGGCTAGGGGCATCTGTACGGATACCTCAGATTCATCTGACATTACAAATACTAAGTCACCGTCAGCAGACGTATAGGCATCAACTATACCTACTCCTGCTTCACCATCAGCACCCTCAGTACCTTCAGCACCCTTAGGACCTTCTGGACCCTTAGGCCCCTGAGGACCTACAGGACCCTTAGGACCTTGTTTACCAGCAGGTCCTGTGTCACCCTTGGGTCCTTGAGCACCATCTTTGCCGTCTGTTGATCCTTTTGCTTCTATTTTTGCTAGTCGTTGCTTAAACTTCTCTAGAAGCACTAAAGTAGTTAGATCGTTACTCATTTATAGGGCCTCCGGTGCTGGTCCTACATTAGGTCCACGGGGTCCCGTAGGTCCACCACTGGGTGGATCTGCTGGTTCCTCCATGAGTGACGAAAGTAGTTCTTTCTCTTGCTTTTTGGATTGTCTGTTAGCTTCACCTTCAAACTTCTTGTTGTCTAGCTCAGCTTCCTTCAGCAACACTTCAGCAACCCTAAGTCTACGCTCAAACTCTTTGTCATCTTCGTTACCAACCGCTAAGTTTTTATTCAATGCGTTAATCTTACTGATCTCAACTTCCTTAGGTGCTAGGTCAGTCTCAATACCGTACTTACCTGCTCTTGCCTGAGACTCAGCAGCTTGTGCGTTGAGAGCGTTAGTCTGACTCTGCTGGAACTCCATTTGTATCTGTTGTGCCTGTTGTTGCATCTGCTGTGCCTGTGGATCAGGCTGAGATGCTTGTTGCATAGACTGAATAAGCTCTTCACGGTTACTCAAGTTCATGTTGTCAATGATACTCTGGATCAACACAGGATAAATTGGAGAATCTTGCTTCATAGTCTGCAAGAGTTGTACAAGTTGTGTAACCTCGTACTCTCTGGCAATGAGGCCCAGAGTGGACGTAGCGTTAAACTTGTAGTCAGACACTGGGTAGTTCTCAGGGTCAAACTGCATGTACCTGTGAGCAGCCTTGGTCACGAAAGGTAACAAGAAAGACTGCTGAAAGTTTATAAGAGTGCGCTTATGACGCTTGATAATAGCACCAAGAGACATGCTGATCCCAGCAGCAGTAGCCTCGCCATTAACCTGTCCCGCGATACCCGCAGAGTCCACTGCGCCCGTAGCCTGCTGTACCATGCCTTGGAGGGCTTGCGCCTGTGCAAACGTGATTTGTCCGACTTGACCAAAGTTAAACGGTTGTAGTACCTCACGAGGATCTCCGTTAGTTAGAATCATCTTACCGGGGCGTACCTCAGGCTTAGCACCCCTAGGCAGCCTAGTGGCATCTACAGCCATCATAGGATGAATAGTGAGGCTAAGGGCGTCAATACGTGCCCGTAACTCGGTATCTAAGGCCTTCTGGCTGTTGTAACCCTTCTCACAGACTCCTCGGCCCCAGAAACGACTAGGTACAACGTCCCAAGGAAACGCAACTACAGGACGATCCTGCATCATGTAAGGGTTAGCTTCAGCCTTCAGAAGTGTACCACCGTTGGCAATTACCACAATGGCTTCAACGTACATTCCTGTTTCTTCTACGTCTACTCCTTCTTCCTCTAGTAGTTCACGAGGCACTAGGCCGTAGTACTTAGTTAACCGAACTTTGTCATCGTTGTACACCGTTAAGTCTTGATCTGGCTCTAGGTCTGCATCAGGCGCTGCCGATTCAATCAAACCTTCGTTGTACACCCCTTGCTCCTGTAGTAACTCTACAGAGTGCATAGAGACAAACTCATCAATTGCTACACCCATAGCATCTTCAATTGTTGTAGCCACAGGGTCAATTAAGAAGTTCTGAGGCATCACAGGCTTTAACTTAACGACCACACGGTCAGTAATGTTTACACCTACGGCAGTTAAGTCACCACCCATGACAGGCTCAGTAGCTGGAGCCATCTCCTTAATCTCTTCTAGTACAATTTCACCAATGCCTGTACCAAAGACTGCTGAGTTAATTAGACACTCTGCTACAGCCTTACGCACCTTAGTCTTCTCAAAGTCCTCATTCAACTTCTGACGTAGGTACATTATGTCTTGGCTGTCTTTGTCGTTTACATCGTCTTCAATGTCAAACCACTTACCACGACCAAAGGTAGCTTCCTCTAGTTCAGCTACATTAGACTCTACAGCCTGCTGTAACGCAGGAGAGACAATTCTAGAACGCTCTGACGCTCTTTCAGTGTCATGAGCACTCCATTGACCTCGCCATAGCCTATAGTATTCCTCAAACTTTTCTTCGTAGTTACTGTCAAAATTATCTCTCCAGTTTTCACACTTAGTCATTACCCACTCTTCTAGGGACTCTTCAATCGACAAGTGCTCAGGGCTTAGAATATCGTCTGCCATAGTATTTTCCTTAAAGTATTGCTAAAACGTAACCGAGTGTAAAAAACACTACAGCAGAAATTATGTAGATTCCGTATGTGTTAAAGGGCCTCCAAACTCTCTTGGTAGCCATGGCCTTAACTAACTCATCTGGTACAGGGTTCATCATCTTAGTATCCTGCTACTATATCTAATATTTCGTGGTTATCAACCTCAAATTCATAGCTGTACGCTACTTTGGCTAGCTGGTCTATGTACGCTAAGGCATCAATTAAATCATCGTGAGTCAGAGGATCAGGGAACTGGAAGAGTTGATCCATGAATCTAGTGTTCCACTCAGCCTTCTTTAGACTTATCTGGCTGTTCTCAAATCGACCCTGTAACGCCCACATCACCCTGTCAGTCTTCTTCTTGTTACCGTGGGTCAACTCCTCAACCCTAAAGAATCTACCGTACTGCTTCATTAAGTCTGTCAGAGGACTCATTACCGCCTGCTTAGCAATTCCTCGCTCAATACCAACACTAACTGGCTCGTAATCTCTGACGGCTTGGAATATCTTGGTGGCAGTCTCATCAAGGCTCCATCGGCCATGTATGATGTTTTCGACAAACCAACCATCAGTACCAACCTTGACAACAGCAATGGCAGTCTCATCTAACCTCGCATTCTTTGTTCTCTTCTTGTTAACTTCTTCAAAACCAGCTAAGTCAATAGCTATGTAGTACTGAGCATCATCTGGCTCCTCACCAAAGCGTATCCAATCCTCCTTAAACATCTCAGAACCTCTGGCCTCAAAAGATGCCATAAACTCCTGTCGGAACGCATAAGATGACATAGACTTCTTTGCAGTATTTATCTCCTCAGGGTCGAGGATAGGGTTGTCGTAAGACGTAAAGTGCCACCCCTTGTAAGTCTCATCCTCACCTAACTCTGCAAACTTGTACAACTCGTAAAAGTGGTTCCTGCCCATAGGCGTACCTATGAACATAGCTGAACCCTTTTGGTCAGCCAGTGCTGGACGGAGGATCTGCTCCCATACGTCAGGCTTCATGTCTGCGTACTCGTCCATCACGAGAAACTTCAAGGAAACACCACGCATTGTCTCGGGCCTATCGGCTCCCTTGAGACTAATCGTGGCCCCGTTGACCAGCTTGATCTGTAGATTATTGATGTGAGCACCAGTAATCACAGGGTTTCCTAGCTCCAACAGAGTCTGCCACATGATGTCACGGGCCTGACCCTGCGTGGGCGCAACGTAAAAAACTTGACCTTTGTCGGTCTGTAGAGCATTAATGATAAGCATCCATGCAGCGAGGCGTGACTTCCCTGTCCGTCGCCCTGCCGCTACTACCTTGAACCGTGTGGGATCAGAGTACACCTCTGTCTGCCAAGGTAGTAATTCAACATTTAAATCAGTCATATAATAAGTTATTCTCTAGAGAGCCTAAGACGTACCTAAGTACACCATGAAAGCAACAGAAGATACAACTACAAACAAAGCCACAACCACAATGGCTTTCTCCAGAGGATCATTAGGAAACTTATCCACCTGAAGTCACCGTGTTACTTACGTGAGATACAGCGTAACCATACGACATATCACCGTTAACAATACGAGTACCAGCAAAACCTAGTACAGGAAGACCCTTAATCACCGTACCACTGTTATCCGCAGGTAACTCCTGATCCGCTACTAAACGTACAGCACCAGCGTCATAGTTAAACGAAACACCAATAGTATCGTCTACCTGTAGTGCACTATCACTAGCAAACTTCAGTACAGTCACTGTGTCACATAGCTCACCATCTATACCAGAAGACGAGGTAGGTACAAAAGAACCCGAACTAGTAGAACTGTTAGACGCTCGGTCAAACTGAGATAAAGATAGAGTCTCACACGCTACGTTAGTCGATACCTTACCGTCGTATACCTCGGTAAACGGGGGCACCAGCTGTCGTACCGTTGGTCAAGTACTTTTTTGTAGGAAAAGTTACCACCCAATCTGTCTCTGCCGCAATAGCAGGCTCAATTACTACCTCGTTCATCATGGATTTAGTCGCTAGAAGCGCAGACGTAGCCATTACTGAACCATCAACCTGACCAGTGTAATCTACCTGTAAATTACCTAAGTCAGCCGTAGTGGAACCATCAGTTAAAACAGGACCACGTAACGAATGATACACTACTCCGTCCTTACCCCAACCATCAATAGCAGTAATATCAATAGCCATAGAGTACGCTAAACTAGGATTAATGAACATAGAACTACCACTTAAACCACCAGTAGGAGGACTAACGTTAGACTTAGGGTCCGTACCCCAAACACCTGTGTTCCAAAGAGTACGTAAATCATCACACTTAGATACATCAATGTCCGGGGATACTACACCCATCTCAATAACTTCTACGTATCCACGCTGAGTCCTAGAGATGTCACTAGATACATCAGAGTTGTAAACGTAAGGAACAAAAGGCTGTGTCCTTAACAACTTACCGTTAAACAAAGTCTCCTGTGTGCCATCGTAAGGAGCATTAGATGTACCTAACTCCGGGACAGTACAAGTAGTATCCGTAGTCAACACAGAACCACCAGAACCCTCAGTGCTCGCCAGTGCTACAGGGAATATATCATACGGACCTAAGTACGCACTAAACTCTAGAACAGTGGCACCACTTACGTGCTCCATGAACCTAATAACTATAGCCTTGTTATCATTAGTAGTGTTGCTAATGTGTAAGTAAGTATTTGAGTTATTCTCTACACTGTAAAAAGGAAACATTAGTAAATCACCAGTTCCTTCCGCATTTATCCTCTGCTCAGCTACAACACCCTGTGTACTCAATGTAGCCGCTACAGCTAAAGCTAAAACCTTTCGATTACTCATGCTTTATCCCTTTCCTTTGTTAATTCATCCAGTACTACGTTAAAATCACTAGTCCCACCAATGTAAAAGAATAATTGAGGGATAGTCCTCTTACCAGTTAATGATTCTACTAAACTCCAACCCTCCTCTCCAAAAGGTATCTCTATGTAATTGTATGTCGCACCTAACTCCTCTACCTTAGACCTGATACTCGTACACGCTGGACACCACTCAGCACCTAGTATAGTCAATCACTAACTAGGTCTCCTGTTCTCCTCGTAGTAAACCTCCCTAAGACCACTGTACTCACCATCAATAATGTCTTCTTCTGAAGTACTTTCCTGAGGAGTCGTAACCTCGGCAGAAGTTATTCCGCTAATATTAATCTGAATTGCGTTACGTCCTCCATCCTTCAGTACTTCCTTCTCAAAGGCACCTACAGGCATGATCCTATCTACTATAATCTTCCACGCGGCTGACTGACTCTTGTGATCGTCATCTAGTGCAGCATTAAAGATAGACTCTAGTACCTTAGCAGACTTAGGACTAGCTAACATCCTAGCCTTGTACTCATTGATCAGCGCAGCGTCACCCTTAGGTCTACCCCTAGCTACCCTGTTGCCCTTCTTTAGAGCCTCTGTCTTAGCTTTAGGTGGTCTACCTCTCTTCTTAGGCGTCTTAGGCATATCTATAGTTGTCTCTGGCATATCTAAATCAGTCTCAGTTTCCTCAGACATTATCTAGTTCCCTTATGTTTAACTTATGTCATCACCCTGTCGCCTTGATACGTCTAGAGAGTCACATTAGTACGTCTGTTGCTGACTATAATGTGACCTTAGCTGTACCAACGACAAGGCTCTGGATGATATATCTGTTAAATTAACAATCTAGTTAATAACAATAAAGAATAACTAGTATTCTAGAGCCTGTCTAAAGTACCTCTATAGTATACCTTATATTATATCATACTTTTACTCAAAAGTCAAGCTTTATTTACATAAGTGGTACTATTTACATGTCTTAGGGTGAACTAGGGTACACCTTAGACTCGCTAGACACCTCCCTTTTATCCCTCTCATGCACCAAAGTAGTGCATAAGTATAACTTTAGTTATATCAAAAGGTTACTTGAGTGTAAACTGGTAGTTAATTTAACTAAGTTTTACTTCTTTTTTAGCTAAATTCACCCTATTTTGTGCCTAGGTAGGTACTCTGAGTAATACAGATGTCAATCCCGGCCCCCCGGCCCTTCTTTGGTCAACCCACCAGTATAACACAGGCCTATGCTCAGTGTCAACACCTAAGATTGGTACTAATACCATTGACACACCAAAGGATCTATGGTAGGCCTCGGGCCTTGAGTACTAACACAAGACAACATATGATGTCAAGGGTAAACATTGGTAATATTCACGAGGTGCCCGAGTGTAACACAAGACAACATGAGATGTCAATGTGAATAGTACCAGAGTTTACAATTGACAAAGAGTGTGTACCAGTGTAGG